TCAATAATCATCTTGCCACCTCTTTATTTACATTTGTAAAACAGAACATCAACTCTAGCAACAATAGGAACACTTGCCCAGCCGCTAGGATTGTAAACTGTACAATATGCCACGCTATTTACAAAGTTATATAGCGAAACGTTACATCTATAATCTGTATATGCTTGTATTACACCGATTGTCTTATACCCATCGGGGGCCGTAACAGTGATACGTACATCTTCTCTATCATTCATTGTTGCGTTAAATGTTTTACGTGCACCAAACGACTCAAACCTCTTTACAATAAACGTATCATCACCGCCAATTACCAGTCCACCTTTAGCGTATGTTCTACCAATTGTTGAAGTGTCTCCTTCATTATAAATTCCACATGGATTATTGCCGTTCTTCCTAACCCATAGCATGTGAACACTGGTTGTAAGTTTCCCAAGAATCATTGCCCACAAATTACCAGTCAGTACATACGACCTTTCTGTGGACTGTCCATAACTGTCTGTGACTTTTAATGTAAGGTTGTAGTTTCTATCATAGGAATATCCAACAATACGTTGTTTAACAGTAAACCCATTTCCATTCAGCTGCCCTGTTCCATTTGTACTTCTGTTTCCATCATCTTTTACAGTGATGGTAAGTACGTTATTTTCGCCATTGTAGAATGTTCCTTTTGCATTTGCATATCCATCATTAACTGTTGGATTGTCACGTTCAGCACTAAACTCTGTGATGGTTGGATAGAAGTATGGAACATACGTTCCGTGCCATTCTCGTGTCGTTTTAAAGCCACGGCTATCTTCAATGATAAATTGTATGTCACCATTCGTCATACCTTCTAAATCAACGCTATACGTGCCATTAGCAAGGCTTAGTGGAAACTGTTGTCCATTGTGTAAAGCATATACACTTTTAACTGTTGAATATCCCCTTACATTTGCTTGCATGGATAACTTCTTCTTGGATAAATAACGGAATACTTTATTTTCCGGAACTTTTGTATTGCCGATTTCTTTTACACTTGTAGTACTAATTACTGGTGCATACTTTTCCTCTGGTAAATCAATGAAAAATGCTATATTCATTGCTCCAATCATTGTAGCGTTCGGCTCACTGCCTGTATATGTTGCAACCCCGAGATAGCCATATACAGATTTTGTATCAGTAGCGTACTTAATCATTTCTTCGGTAGGTTTAAATGTATATTCTGTATCAATATCGTTAGTGTTTAGCCATTTGTAACCACTGTTACCAACCACCCAAACTAATGAATGTCTGTACTTATCAACTTTTTTATCTAATAACAAAGTAAGTGTATCTGTTCCATCAAGTTTGACGTGGTTTTTACCATTTTTCCAAGATGGTGTGCTTGCACGTGGAATATTCGGAAGTGTGATTGCTTCTTCTAAATAAGCATTAGCTGCAGAAAAGTAGAAACTTAGGTTTGTATTAACACTCGTTGAATAATTACCACTGTTGTCGTGGTAAGCCCAAAATCCACCACTTAATAATGTTCCACTATTTCTTAATGTTCCACTACCTGTTACAGTTTCACATCCAGTTCCAGTAAATGTCCATGATCCAGAATAGATATAACCACTATTCATTGTGTATGTGGTTTGAACATCTACCCAATCTCGATTTAATTCGATACTGTGATACTGTGCACTTACTCTGGCCCACAATTTATAGGTAACATTTGCTTGTCCAACTTGTTGAGTTATTTCTTTTATGACTTGCCAATCATTACTTAGCATTACCATTGTTTATATCTCCAATCCAGTTTATAACTGTCGCTTTAACCTTTGCAGTTTTGATAGTTCCGTTTACAAACTGTGTTATTTCAGCGTCTGTCTCTTTTGCTTCTACTCGATGTGCACCTGCACTTAAATGTTCAAGCACTCGCAAATATGCAAGCATACTGTCCACCTTGTCAAACTTCGCCAACAACGTGCCGTCAGATTTTTTAACGTTTACACCATTTGTATCGATGGTAGTAACTGTATCTTCTTTGTCTGAACCGATATGGAAACCATTTTCATCCAACTTATCTGTAATAACATTTACCGTTTTATCAAACTCTGTTCTTTGAACTGTTCGACTAAAGCCATCAGCAGTTTGTTTCTGCAAGGAATTTAACTCTGTTTTAACTGTATCTACGCTAGTCTTATTTTCTGTAGTTTGATTAACAAGATGTGTGATACTACCATTCAACTGTTCAATGGTTGATTTATTACTAATGGATGTATCTACAAGGCCGTTCAGAACATCGTCTTTAGTAGGCTCTGAATAGCCAACACTATCATCTGTGAAGGTAGTCTTTAATCGTGTCCATATCCAAGTATCAGCAGTTTTTGAAGGTTGCGTATTTTTCCATTCACCACCTGTTACTTCGGTTTTTGAAGTAGATAAATAGTATTCTGTTTCGACCGATTTAATGCCCTTGCCAGTCTTACCTGCAATCGATGGGGAATACACATTTGACGATGTACCATCACTGTATTTCCACGTTGCTTTAGTCCATAGAGTATAACCTTCATTTACTAACGGAATCGAATTTAACCACTGACCTGTAGGCACTGTGGTTGAACTGTTGCTTGCCTGGTATGTAAGTGTAGGACTGCCGACAATACCACGCCCTGTATCACCTTTAATTCCTGTTAGTTCAAAAGGCTCATGCTTAATCTCTGTACCATTATTTACAACATCTGCAAGCATGTACCACATGTGTTGTCCTACAATCGTTGAAGGCTTTACAGTGGACCATCCACTGTCAGTCTTTGAAGGCTTGTCAGCAGCTTGTCTTTGTAAGTAATACTGCTTAGTTCCTTTGATACTACCTTTAGATTCTTCTGTTAAATTTGAAATGGTTTCTGTCAATGTTTTATTGCCTAATTTGATTAGGTTTACATTGATTTCTCCATCTTCATTGAGCATGAAGTCATCATGCGTTCTAAAGCCATCTGAACTATGATACAAGCCACCACGAATGAATCTCCATCCCTTAGTTGTTGGTGTAATTGTAGGTGTATTAGATATCTGAAAGCCTGCTATTTTGTCGCTTGTAAATGGAACGATTTTGCCATCACTATCAATGAAGTTGTAATAGCCATCTGTAGCACCTGCTATCTTGCCAAACATTTCTTCAATCAACTTGCGATTACTTCTATTTGCTTCACGTATAGCCTTTGTAATAGGACTTTCTTTTGTTACTGCCAACTTATTACTGTTGGTGTAACTTTCAGTCTGCATGGATAAGCCACCATTGATACTGATTTTCTGGTACATGATCCATGTTTCAAAGGTGTTGCCCTTGTTATCCGTGAACGATACTCTATCACCGATTTCTCTGCATGGATTGCCTACATCCGTAACAGTAAGTGGAACATAGTCCATATTGCATATATAACTAGGCACTGTGCTTTCAGCAGTAATGAATGGATTGGTATAACTGATTCCGTTACCAGTTCCTGCCACATAAGCATTCTTGCCATCGCTTACCTTTACACTTCCGATTGTTACCTTCTTTTCCGTTACAAGTTTACTGATAGTTCTTCCTTTACGTGACATACGTGCATTTTCAAACACGATGTCTGGTTGATTTCCAGAACTATCAGAAACATCCATACCATAAACGTATGCAACGATGTTTCCTGTGCGGTCTGTACGTAGATTCAATCCATCATATCCTGCAATGTCAGCCAATAGCTGCTTATATGTTACGTGTTCTTCAATCTCTTTAATTGTCTGTAGAGTAAATACACCTTTATTCAAAACATTCATTCCTGTATATCTTTCAATGTCTGATATAACAGTCTGTACCTTTGTTGAATTGATGTTCTTTACTTCTTCATTCATTCTTGGATGAAGTGCATAAGCAGTAATAGTATAAGTGCTATCATGGTTGTCTTTATACTCGTTTACATAGTATTTACCTAATGGAACTTTCATTGAATCGTCACCATTCAAACTAGCAAATACTTCGATATATCCGTTTACGATATGATCGTTCTTTATCCAAGTCTGCATGGTTAGTTGGTTATTACAAAACTGTCCTAACTTCAATGATTTATCGGATTGTCCGATTTCAATAATTTCAATATTAGATATGTTTCTTACTGGAAGTTGCTCATTACCATTCAATAAAACAGAAAAGGTAAATGAACGACTTTCATAAATAGCATTTTTGTAGTTGTCATTTACTCTTAGCATATTCATTTACCTTTCTATAAAGTTAAATTTGATACTCTTAACCAGGTCATTCTTGTTATTTTCCATTATCCCGTAGTAGTCGATACTTCTATCTCCAACATACATTTCTACAATGCGTTCCTGTGCATAGTATGGTGAATAAAACTTCACATAGAAGAATGGAGTTTTGATAAGAGAAATTGTTTTCTCAAAGTCCGCTCTGAACATTGCATTGAATGTCATATTTATCTTTTCTTTAACTGCAACTCTTTCTCTATTCATTCCACCATCTAACCCACGACCTGTTTTCCCACCAGCGTCTAAGTCATAAATAGAATATGTAAGGCTAGATGGATCAGGCAAGGAAGTCCAAGCCTGTCCATCTGTAGAAACACTTACTATTCCTGTAACATGCCCTTGAAACCAAGGGGAAATATACATTTCTGCCATATTATCTTGTCCTTCCTTTCCTAATATGCAAACTCGCTTTCACCAGTCATGGCAACGTGTTCGTTGTTTCTTTGTACCACGTTGTCATATACAACTTTTCCATCAAGATTGATTGTGATGTGTGAATCACCATTACCCTGTACACCACGCATTGCTTCTGATACACCTTGCTTAATACCTTCGATAATCTGCATGTTATTTACAACTGCATTCTTATTTCCGATATTACCTACAAGTTCTGGTCCTGCTTCACGTGCAACGAACATCTGCCCTATATCTGGGAAACCACCTTGTGCGTACCAATCGATATTCACTTTAGGCAAACCTTGTTGTAACCAAGTTAGTGGGTTGGCACTACCACTAATACTGAAATGTGGTAATGGGATGTGCGGGAATGTAATGCTAGGGAATGTAAGTCTTGTGTAACTGAACTTACTTTCAATTGCACTCAAACTTGAATCTGCTTTAGTACGCATTCCAGATAAGTTTGTACTTGCAGTAGAGTTCATGGATGTAAAGTTCTTTTCAGCATGCCCATAAGACTTAGACATGTTTGTTTCAACTGCATTACGAATGCTTGACATACTTCTATCTGTAGCGATTCCCAAGTCGTTGAAATTGCGTGTAGCGGAACTTGACATCAAGCCCGTACTACTTGTAACGCTTGTATTTGTTCTACGGAATCTATCGGAAACTGTATTACTAATCTCATTAGAGTTAGTTGTAATACCATCCCTTAATTCAGAGAAATTTCCTTTACCGATATCTGTAGCACTTCTTGTTGTACTTTCGATTGTGTCTTTACTCTTACCGAAGATGGAAGCAATCAAGTCACCAATCCAACCGAATGTATCTTGAAACCATTGTTTTACTTCGGCCCACTTCTTCTTCATGCCTTTGAAGATGTCACCAAACAATTCTTCTCCGGCACTAGCCAATACACTGCCACCAAAATCGATAGCTGCTTCTAACGCAGTAACAAATAAGCGTAGAGCACTCTTTCCGAGTTCAAGCCAATCGACTTCTTTTAGCATCTCTCCGAACTCTGTTCCTAATTGGTTTCCAATGGCACTCCAATCGTAACTATCAAGTACATCTGAAATTTCATTTAAGAAACCCGTAACAGAACTAACTAGATTTGCACCAATAGCACTCCAATCAAGTGTGGTAATTAGTCCAAGTAGCATTTGTGGAATCGCTAGGAAACCCTGTGCAATTGTTCTACCAACTTGATCCCAATCAATTTGATACATTGATTCATTCAGGAAATCACCAACTTTGCTACCGATGGTATCCCATCGAACAGTTTTCATAAAGTTGTAGGAAACAGTGAATACTGCGTCAATTCCCTTGCCTACAGTTCTTCCCATTCCCTTCCAGTCGATTGCATTGATACCTTTATTGATACTTTCACCAATAAATATTCCAAGTCCTTTCCAGTCCTTGTTTGCAAACAATTCCTTGATACGACTTGCGAAGTCAGCAACTGGGCCATCGAACTCTGCTTGTTCAAACATGCTTGAAGGGTCAAGGCCACCACCTGCACCGCCACCACGTCCACCACTATGCTTGTTAGGGTCGTTCATTACGTGTAGTTCATCGAAACTTGCTAAGTATAGGTCTAGTTCCTTCTTGGCTTGTTTAGCTGCACCGCCACCTTTGCCAAGTTCATTATTAAACTTTGTCTGTTGCTTAATTGCCTTGGTCCATGTAGCATGGCCACCAAGGAATGCAAAGAATTGGTTGATGATATTGATAAGTGCTACAAATTTATCGATTAAGAAATCGATAGCAGGTGCAAGTGATTCTAAAATCGGACTTGCCATAGCACCTAATGCATTACTTGCGTATAGTCCAGAAGTCGCAATGCTATCCATTGCTGGTGCTAAACTTCCACCAATAGCGGTTGAGTACGCATATACGTTGTTTACACCTGTAACCATCGCTTGAGTTATCTCTTTGATAACTGTGCGGATAAATCTATACATCGCAACTCTAGCAAATTGGTTTGCAAGATAACCTAATTTGTTTCCTAAACCTAATGCACCTTCACCGAATTTGCCGAATGAGTTTCCTGCAATTCCTTTGATGAAACCACCAAACTTTTGTAGTGCAGTATTGTTTTTAAGCGAATCGAATATCCTTTTGAATTTATCTGTAAAACTCTTACCATTACTTAGTATTCCACTGTAGATACTCTGAATCTTGCTTGCACCATTCTTTAGTGATTGAGTGAATGGTTCAAGCACGTTTCCTGTATAAACTTGCTTGCTTGTATCTAATTGTGAAGCTGCAACATTTTGCTTGTTACCAAGTGCATTTGTAGCACCTGTGCCCTGTTTTGCGTTGCCTAGAGCACCTAAACCTTTTAGTCCTTGTGTTGCTTCAGATAACTTTGATAAGCGTTCTAAATCGAGTTCTTTTATGCTCTCTGCGATTCCATGCATGTTATCTTTGAACTTACTAACATCCATCGCTTGAATCGTTTTATTTAACTTGCTTACCCCATCACCTGTATTGCGTAAGGCTTCTCCAAGTTCCTTTAGGGTGCTTGTATCTTTCCCTTCAATTTCGGATAGTTGGTCTGCTAGGTTTTTTAATTCTTTGCCAACATCCATACCTTTTACTGCTTCTAATGCAGTCTTTAGGTCTTTTAATGCACTCGATAGTCTTTTGATATCTTTGACGCTTTTGCTTATATCTTCTGTGACTGTAAACTCTAGTCCTTCATATTCAGCCATATCGAATGTATCTCCGTTCTATTTCTTTTCTTTTGCTTTTAAACTGTTGTTGCCCAACATCTGCATGTACTCTCGCAACTGCTTTGTATACTGCTCTGCTTGCAGTCTTTCTTCTTCAGCAATAATCTCTTTGTTGATAGATAAATTGAGAAGATCTGGTTTCTCTGGATATTTGAACTCTCCATTTGAGAAACATGCAGATATAGCCTTTGCTACATATACACCTTGCAGATAAGCCATTTCATTCATGTGTTGCAAATCGTATTCATGCTTTTTTCTATAAAATATGGGAAGGTCGTTATCACCTTCCCAATATTCTTTATATGTCATACCCATCGACATATATCTTGGGCACTCTCTTTCAAATAGTTCGGAATAGGTAAACTGATTCTTAGAGTTTCCCTTGTTATTGAAATGGACTATTCCATAGTCCAAGTCAATTTTTTTGGATCGTTCTCACTTGGTTCTTCTAAGAGAGCCTCACTTGGAGCACGATACAATTCCATTAACGCTTGCAATAACTCTTTCTTTTGCGTCATGTTATTCCAGATAGTATTTACAAGTGATTCTTTGATACCGACATGTCGTGCTAGGAATGCACCCCTAAACAACATTTCAATAGTTGTATTAGGCTTTGTATCAATGTCGTTGATATTGAAACCTGCGTTTTCCATCTGTCTAACTGATTGCTTGTTGAATGTAAGCGTGAATGTTTGATCCTCGAATGTTACCTTAATGTCCTTTGCCATTTTCTTCTTCTCCTATTTGATTTTATTGAGTTATTTTGTGATTCTTAATTAGTCAGTTTTCTTTGTTGCAGAAAACTCTGGCTTATCATCGACTGTAATGGAAATAGCCAACTTGTGACCTTCATTAGAGCCTGCACCTTTGAGATAAACTGTTAGTTCACCAGTCCAATAAATGCAACCTAAATCACCTGTAGGTGTATCACCATCTGTACCACCGATGAATAATGCAAACTTCTGGTGCTTTGCCTTTGTTGCAACTTCGATACCCTGTAACTTTGTGTAAAGTTCTGGTGTGTAGTAGCCTTCAAAAGAGAAGGACTTAACATCCTGTAAGCCATCGATATAAGCCTTGATTCCATGTGATAAAGTTGTTACTTCTACCTTTTCTGGATCACTTCCCATATCTGGATAACTGATAATGTCAATAAGTTTCTTTAAATCTTGATATTTGCCTGTTGCAGAGTTCATCAAGAATGTGTACTTAGTTAAGAATGCTTTGAAATCTTGAAGTGCCATTAGTGTTCTCCTTTTCTTATCGTGTAAATAAATATTGTCCTGCAACTCTACCTGTGTACTTTTGTACGTATCTATGGATAGAGTTATTGTTCATTGATTCCATTTTGATTGTGGTAATGCATGTCATGTTCTTCGATATCATCAACTTTGATATGCTCTGTAGAAGTAATATGCATTCTTCAACTGGATCGTGTTTATCGTTTGAATAAACATTGATATCGAAAGTGACATCGCATACAGTTTCTTTTCCACTGGAATCAATAAAGTTTCTTGCTTGGAATGTATCGGACTGTACAACTGTTACAACCGGAAACGTAGACTTAGCGTTGATATTGTCATTGCTTACAATGATTTTTTTGTTAGGAAAGTCTTTCTCCAACTGTTTTGTAATTTCCGATATGATGTATCGTTCTATAAAAACCATTACTTCAACTCCTTTATCAACTTGTTAAATGTTTCTTCTGCTACTTTTCGTGCACTATACATGAATGGTGTAGCTGCGTTTCCGTATGTATGTACCAATCCTTCCTTCTTAGTAGATACTTCTGTATCGGAAGGTGGGTTTTGTCCGACAACCCCTTTATAAAACCATCCGTTAGGTTTCAATCCTTGTTTCTTTCCATACTGTCCATGCATGACAACGTTGCCATTTGTAATTAGTCCATAGGCTTCATTCGGAGCACTTGGATATATACCTGTACCAAACTCAATGAATAGCGTTGTAGAACCCATAGCACGTAGTGTGAAGGTGATTTTGCCATCTTCTACGTGTACTGGTGTAGCGTTTATCACTACATCCTTAAAGCCTGCATAACTAGCACTCTGATAAAGCCTATTTGCTTCAAAGACTGCTTCTTGCCTTACTTTCTCCATAAGCCTTATCATGCGTTTCTTCATGTTTTGTTTATGGTTGTCGGTAACTGCTATCGCTTTCTCTACATCTGCTAGATTAAATAAATCAATCTTCATCGCTTGTACGTTTTCCAATCGCTATAGCCAAGAAATTCTTAGATTTTGCTATACGCTTTACAACATAGTTGTAATTGTCATGGTCTACATTAGGTTCAATACCAATCCATAAAACAGAGTTTTCATCGATATCTGTATCGACTGGTAGTGGAGAAATTACATTACTGTATTCAAGTAAATTTCCAAACATATAGAATTGAGAACTACCGATATTAGGACTGATATTTCCCCTATGCTTAACGGGTAAAGCATACTTAGGAATATATCGGCCCGTAGGTTGCTCCCATTCATCAACTTGTTTCTCTAGTCCTAAATACTTAGCACTGTAGAATGTGTACATGTTTTTCTTTAGTCCACGCATGTTATCACCAGGCTTCCGACATCGGAATAATCTCCGACATTAAACTTTCTGGTAAGTCTCCATTTTCCCACTTGATACTTACACCATTTTCTGTATGTGATATCTCACCTTCAGCACCTTGTTTGTTGTACATATATACCGCAAGTCTCACGCATAAACTGTCATAAATGCTTGGTAATTCTTTATCACTTATGTCCTTTGCGTATGGATATCTGCGTAACAATATTGCGTTCTTAGATAATTGAAAGAAGGTGTTTACGACATCTTCGGAAATCGTCATGTCCGATGAACTTTCAATGTTGGTTTGAATCATTGCTTTAAGTGTTTCCTCTGTCATCATTAGCACCTTCTTTCTTTATCCCTTAATTAGGCAATAGTTAGTTTTGCAGCCTTTGTAGCGTCTGTTAAAGCAGCTACATAGTAAGCACGGCCATAGAGTGTGTTCTTACGTGTATTTGCTTCATCGCCAGCACGATTACCTTCATCTACTAATTCAGCCTTATCCATAGCCTTGTAGAATACTGTTACTGCTTCATTTGTTGCGAGATATGCTTCTCCATCTGGACATGCATTAGATACGAATACATTTGCACCTGCAACTGTTCCTACGTAGCCAACACGTGAGAATGATTCAACATACTTCAAGTTCTCGCCTAAAGCCTTACGTAACTTAGCGTAGTTCTTAGGGTTTACAAGAAGGAACATTCCATTGCCTGTTGATGGATCTTCTGTAAAGTCTGTTTTCATCTGTGCCTGTGTTTCAACAATTGCACCGAAGAAATCTGTTCCTGTTACTACAGTTGTAATTGTTGCTTTACCAAATTCTCCAACGATGTCAGCATTTAACTTGTTGAATAAGTCTGTACCAACCTTCTTGGAAATTGTGAATGGAATATATGGGTCTTTCATTTCATCTTCATCGTGCCATACACCATTTGCCTGTACTAACTTGATCTTGTAAATTTCTTCTGTGAAGGACGCTTCGATGGACTTTGTGTTACCTGCTCCAACTGCTAATTCTTCTGCACCAGAAGCAGTTGCGTCTGTACCAACTTGTCCGAAGTAGCGGTGGATGTGTTTTTCCATGCCTACTGTTCCAACTAAATCTCTATCAGCCTTACAGAACATAGAATGATTTAAGTGGGAAATGAACTGGTCCTTGATTTCGTTGCCTAATACAAAATTGTCATAAGGTTTGTTTGCCATTGTTTTTTAATCTCCTTCTTTGCCCGAGTACATCTCGTTGTACTCTTCTCTGTGGTTCGCAATGAACTCCATCTTTTCTCTTGGCGGTAGTTTGCTAAACGTATCTCTCGTCATTGCTTCTACCTTGCCTGTTCCTGCCCCTTGTGGTTTAGGATTGTCTTTAATCAAGTCTTTCTTAGTATTTGCGACTAATTGGTCTG